TCAATAATTTGAAAAGACATTAATTAGATTCGATAAGGGACACAATAGGAACAATGTCGTGACACATGACTTCAACACGTGAACCGGGTCTAAATGTAAACCCAGCTTTCATAATCTCAGTACATTTTAATGCACGTACAAGTTCGTAGTCAAGGCGAAGTTTCTCCTCTTGACGTTTAGCAATCTTTTTACAAAGTTCTGTCATGCCACCATCAAGCGGTATACTAAAGTTAAGTTGTGCACCGTAGTTATTACCGTGCACATAACCAGAACTTCTGTAAGGGACAGTCTCGTTGCCCATGTAAAACGGTGAAAAGGTCATTGTAGTGCCGTTACACGAGTTACCTGGGCTAAAGTACTGTCTACTAGGTGCTCCGTTGTTTTGGAATTGTACCGCTTGATTAGTGACGTTACCAGTAGCAGCAGCTATAGGATTAGCGGTGTTTTGAACTTGTGGTTCATTTGCTAACGCAGGGCTTACTGAGAGAAGACCGACAACGAAGTAGTGGTAGAAACTTGTTGAATGGTTTCGGTTACCAGGCTGTCTTCGATGACCCCTGCTGCACGAGTCACAATTTCTAGTTGAAACTGTTCCCCTGCGTTGGTTACAGAATAGGTGGTGGAGTCGCTTAAAATGTCCCCACTGGGTGTTACGTTTGTTCCAGACCATGATTTATAATCGCCACCATATACATTGGTCGCAATGGTGCGGCTAATATCCACGGTGGTTGTAGTAGTAGCTTGCATCGACCCCTGGGTAAAGTTAGGGGTCACTTGTTGTGCTGCAGCGGGACTGGCAAAAAGCAGAATTAGGAAAAGCTTTTTCATTCTTCTTTCTTTTTAGGGTCAGTTGGAGGTTTACCGTTGCCGTTACCGTGTTTATTGTTTGAAGTATTCAAGCCAAACGTGGCAAGAGCACCAGTAAATACAGAAGCAACAAAAGTAATGTCACCGCCGCTTTTACCTTTTTCAATCATTGGTAACTCAACGTAGTTAAGAGTAATAATAAAACCACTCCAAACAACAACACCGAGACGAACGAAGGTTCCAAGGATCTCAACGTCGTGCTCAGCTTGTTCTTTAATTTTTTTAAGCAGTGGTTTCTTTACTTCTTTTTCTTGGTTATCTTGTTCCATGTTTGTTTAACGACGGGCTTCATTACCATTACAAGGTATTTGAAAATAGATGTAGCAGTAAGGGTGGCCGCAACGGATATAACCGCTGTCGTTGCTGCAGCTGTCATAATTTCAGTTGATGGCATCGGGACTTCTAAGTCCGTAAATGGCACATCAACCATTTGAACCTCCTTTTGTTTAGGAAGGTTTTTGTCAACCTTTGGTTTAGGTTTTGTTGATTCTTTTTTTGATTCTGTTTCTTCTTCTTCCGATGCTTCAGGACCTTGAATACCAGGAGGCGGTCTAAGGGTGCTAGGAGGCACCACAAGGGGCTTGTAACTAGGTAACTGTGCCCTTGGTACCTCCAGCACCGCAGAAGGCATTACAGGCGCTTCTGGAAGGGTTAACGAAGGTAATACCGGAGGATTACTCAACGGAACCAAATAGTCCACGTTCAATAAACTTCACAGCTTCATCGTCAACCGTGTTATCGGTTTGCTCTGCAAGCTTCTTAAGCAGGTCAACAATCAAACGCTTAACCTTCTCAGAATTAATAAACGAAAAAAGAATTGGACGGATAAGGGTGATCATGGTGATTATTAGGTAGTGGGTTCAGTAGGCCAAGTCACATCATGTGGGAAACCATCAGTAGACGGCAGGTCCCGCAGTGCTTGACGGTAAGCAGCCCAAGCGTTAGTATCAGCAGTGTTATCTGCAAGTTGAGTCCAGTCGCTATCAGCAAGACGCTTGTTGCGATCAATGCGGACACGTTCAGCTGCTTCATTATCAATACGTTGACGGTAAGCAGCTTCGTTGTCAGCAGCAGTAGTAACTACACCATCTTCATCGGTGGTGTCAGTAAACGTCGGTCCAACAACGTATTTAGTAAACCATTGACCGTTGATTTCTTCAACTCCATCACGAACACTGGTTTCATAAGGAGAAGTAACGGTAGCTTGAGGACCTTCAAGAATAGGGTCGTAACCGTATTCATTAAGAATTTCAGTGGTCAGTACACGAGGGAAACTGACGCTAGGATTAGAGTCACGGAACTGCCGATCAGTAATGACAGCTCCAGTCGATTGATTACGGAGTTCCATAGTTAAGCAATTGCAAGGAAGATGTAAGAGCCGCCGTTGGCGTTAATAGCTGCAGGAGCAGTAGAAGATATTTGGAAACCAGAACTCAGCGGGTCGATGTAGTCAACGATGACCCGGTAAGCGTTGGTATTCAACGCAAGATGTGGATCGGGACCGCTAACAATGCCGCGAGCAGTGTCCCAGACGTACCAATCAGTGTCATAGGTTTGTCCATCAATTCGAGTGTCTGTACGTTTAATCAGAACGAATCGTGCGCCTGCAGTGAATCCACAATCAACGTCAAGTGTGGTGCCAGTGCCGGTGTAGCTGCCGACTTTGGAGATACCAGGAAGGGTGGCGAAGAGGTAGGCGACATACTGAGCACCCGATGTGTTGCTTGAGTTGCCGACAGTGAATTGAGATGCTGTTGGTTCCGTGTCATCCCAAGCCGAAGAGTTAGTGTATGCAGCCGTGTTGGCCTGCAGAAGTAAATATTTAGTAGCGCCAAGCGCGGAATGGTAAGTCATCCAGTTTGAGGCAGACCTACCTCTAGCAATTATCAATTCTGGCACTACGCCAAGGTTGTGACTAATATTGTTTGGAGCTACCCCAGTTCCGGTATAAGTCGCCACATCGAAGAAGCCGGGGGCGCGCCTAAAGATGTAGTTAACCGGTTCATATACGACTAGGTTTTGCGTAAAAATGGTATTTGAGTCAATCTTAAAAGCGCCAGCAGAGGTTGTTTCTGCGGTTGTGGAGTTCGTCTTTAGATATTTCGAATCACCAGTTAGGCGCGACATCATGAACCAATCTAACGCTGATGAATTGCTTTTGACAATTGCAGCATCAGCAGGGAAGTTTGTTGTTGTTGTGTAGACACCTGAGTAAGGTGCGGAAGCTGTAAACACCTTCGTCGCATCTTCGGGCTTCTTCATCGGACCACGGCGGATGGCGATGTAGACGCCTGCAGAGTTTGCGTTGAAGGGACCGCTGGTTCCGCCCGTAAACCCTGTAGAAGTAAAGTCTACAACATCACTATTGCTAACCTCTGAATTACTAGAGTTTGCAAGTAGGTAATTATCATTAGAACCTCCCGTTACTACTCCACGCATGTTGTCCAGAATAAACCATGAACTGCCTGCGCCGCTCATCTTGACAAGTAGCCATTGCGGTTCCCACCCAATAGTGACATTTGGTATTGCTCCACCAACATTAGTAGTAAAACTTCCGCAGTTCACCACACTGTCATTACCGCTATCGCCAAACCCGCCAGCGTCGTGCGCGAAGAAATAGGCGACGTAATTGCTGCCCGACCCGTTCATCGCTGCGTTGTTAACGGGACTAAAGTAAGTCGATGTAACAGCGGTAAAAGAGCCGTTAGATGTAGCGGCGGAGCTAGTATTAAGATATAACTCTTGATTTGAATTTAGGCTTCGGTGCCAGACGTACCAGCCAAAGGTGCTAGAGCTAGTATTTTTAACAATAATCGCCCCGGGCGTGGAGCCCAAGTTATGGGCGATCTGCCTGTTACTTGTGCCATCACCCGCATAAGTCACCACATCAAAGAACTTCTCCGCCTTGCGGAACGTCCAGGAGGCGTAGTCTCCACCGCCAGCAGCTGCCGAAAAATTTGTTGTAGATGAACCATTTCCGAGCGTAAAACCATCCGAGTCAAAGGAGAGTAATGCAGTTGTATTAGTCGATTCCGCTGCTGTGGAGGCGGAATTTAGTGCTTTGCTGTGCCCTCGCTCTGTGTCACCAATATGATGAGCCTGCGTAAAACGACCTTTAATCCAAACCATCCCCCCTTCACCCGCCAGATCAATCCCATTCGTGATTGTCTGCGTGCTGGTGTTGCCGGTGTAGAGCCAGGTGCTAAATACGTCTTCGACACCTAGCACGTCACCTCCTGCATTACCAGCAGCAGCTGTTTGTAATTGTTTACCTAGCATTAGACATAACTCCCGACGTATGCACCGTAAAGAGTGCTACCAACTTTCCAGAACACCAATGTATCTTTAGCGGTGAGCGTAGGAGCAGCGTTACCAGCACTTGTAACCCAAGTCAGACTAGGCCAAGTGACGCTATAAGTAGCACCACCTTCAAGCATCAAGACAACACTTTGACCAGCTTCAAGAGAATCAGTAAAGGTAGGAGCACCAGTCAACACAGAAGACTGAATAGATCCATTAGCAGGATCAAGTGCAATAGAGCCAGTAGTAGCAAGGGTGTAGACGGTTTCC